ACGCACTCGACGAAGAAGCGACACCTTTAGTCCAGATATCTATCCTCGGGAAGAAATCGTGTATGCTTGCATTCTGCAAAAACGGTAATGGTTCACATTGAGTACCAAAGTCTCTGAATGATGATGATATTATTCTTGAACCGTATAATTCTATCTCACTCGGAAGATCAATATAACGGTCAACCCACGCACTCGCACTTGATATACCTGTCCAGTCTGATTGACCTGGAGATATAGCAGAAGTGTTAATTGCCGAGGAGTGCCATTCACGATATTTCAATACATTAGCACTCCCAAAATCGGCTTGAAAACACTGTGGTAACAAGATTGCATCTATCCGCTCTCTGATAAATGAACCTAAATAAGCTGAATAATTTGCACCGTTGTATGAACGTGTTATATTAGTGCTGTTAGTACCTACCGCTTCCGTACTTGTCGGGTCAGCGTCAGTTGCGGCATTCCACGGGCATCTACCAAGATCCGCCGCACCCACTCGCCACGACTTATTCGCATCACCATATCCTCGCCACAAAGCCGTAGTTCCGACTGGCTTAAACAGCATTAGCCCAAGATGATGTGTACCATAAGCAGGATAATTATTGTTATTGGTATTGTCACCTTTTCCAAGTCTGTAATCCAGTTTAGCAACATAATATATTGAGCCTGTAGCCTGTCCTATGATGTAATCGCCCGGTCGTACATTCTTGAAATTTCCTGCCGCAATCTCTGACCGGAGTGAGCCATTATAAAATGCATTCGTGATATCACGCTTCAAAATCGGCAGACTATTAGCAACATGACTCGGTACAGGCGTGGTCAGTATTCCCACGTTATACTTGATATCAGATAATTCATTCTGAATAGAAGTAGCGACACAATTAGTACCTATGGTTATTGCACCACCGCTTGCTATTGCTACAGTCACCTTGTATTCTGTTCCATTGTAAGTAAAATAATCTCCTACAGCATAGGCTTTTGATGCTACCAATGAGGTTTCCGTATTGCCTATGACGGAGTTATCGGCTTTCGTTGAAATCGCTGATCTTGCTTCCGTATCAACAAGATTATAAACTGTGCTTTCAGCGTCTTTAACATGATCTACATAATTTGACATTGTACTTATCCTCCTAACACGATCCCATGATTTACTATTGTTGCCGATCCGGTCAAGACCAGACCATGATCTTTTATGTATATCCCATATGCTGACTCGCCTTTATCTCCTTTATCGCCTTTTGCTCCCTGTGGGATGCTGAATTTAAACACGGGATCTGTGTCCGTGCCTGTGTTCTGCACGCTTGCGGACGATCCAGCAGGCAGAGTAACTGTGTTAGGGTCAACGCTAACCGTGATAGACGCATCAACGCCCGAATCGACATACTGATTAGTCGTTGTGTTCCACACATACCAATTACCATTTGTGCCAATATAAGGTGGATGCGTGTTAGATTCCGTAGCAATTTCAGCCGCTTCTTCAGCCGCATTTTTGGCTGATACCGCATCATTTTTGGCTGATACCGCCGTGTCTTTTGCGCTTACCGCCGTATTCTTTGCATCAACCGCCGTTTGTGCGCTTGCCGCCGCTTCACGTGCCGCCGCCTGCGCCCCGTCAATGTATGGTGCAAGTTCGGATGATGAAGTATCTGTATCATCTGATAACCCTGTTGCCTGCACGTCAAGAATAAACACAAACGTTCCCGTTCTGTTGTTGCCCTCTTTGATGATCAGATTAACCCTTGACCGCCCTGGGACTACACTCATCTGTTGGGTCAGATTAGCCGTTACTGTTGAACCGCTTATTGTGGCGTAGTATGAATACCCTTTTTTGTCGGGCTTCGTGCCCTCTATCAGAGCCGTTGCGCCACTTGCAGGAGTATAAGCCACCTCACCATCGTAAAGGTGTGCTATAAGCCTTCCTGCGCCCACATCATATTGATTTACGTGTACCACTATCGGCGCACTATTCGGTATCAGATTTAAGTCAAATTCCTGTGTTATCATTCAACCGCTTCTCCCTTCTCCAGTTTAGCCTTAAACTCGTCTATCTTTTTTTGAACCTCAACAAAAGAACCATCACCAAAATACTTCATTTTCATTTCGCCTGTTTTTGGGTCTGTATAATGATATTCTACTTTTGATACCCATGTTACGCTATTCTCTGTTTTTACATTCTTTGCATCCATAAAGTCACCTCATAATACTACAAGACCATTGCGTGTATTCCTTGTACTTCCCGAAATTACTACCGAATCTATATGTGTTGTGCCTTCAACTCTAAAATTATTCGGGAAATAAAAGCTACCTCTCCTATATTCTGCTATGGTGCCATCACTACGTACGGTCACATCCCATAACATATTAGGTACTTCCTCGGAGTCATGGTTTATAGTCAGATCATCAACCGCTGAATAATTTATACTGTCACTATTTAACGCCGTTATTACTTGACCATTCGCCCCGACACTATACGTACCACTTCCGCGTGTCGTTCTTGTAACTAATCGATTTGTATCTAACAGTATCGCATCACCGTTTAATCGTGTATTATGTGACCTACCATCAAGCGTAGTGTTAAAATCGACATATCCCGACGTATCGGAAACATCCCTTGCACCATCTGGTGTGTCTCCCGTTATCTTATGCGTGTTTATGTCAATGTCTGCGTTTGAATACACACCATTTGTCGCATTTAGATATATATTCGCACCTGTACTCATATATATCTGTCCATCCGACAAAAGATTTATAACATCATTGCTTTGCATTGATAACGCTTCTGACGCTTCAATGATTAACACATTACCCGTTTCATGGAGTCCAACAACTCCATCATCGTACAACGCCGTTAGTGAAGCCTTTACGTTGCCGTTTGCGTCCGTAATGCTCAAACCGCCGTTGTTTATCTTTAGGATGTTGTTGCTACCGTTATTCGTCAGAGTGGCGTTTGTGAGCGTAGCCCCTGTTGCCGTGATAACGCCTTGTGCGTCCATACTACTGTTATTGGCGTTCCATATCATAGCCGTGGCTGAAGCCTGGAACACGATATTGTTATTGGAGTCGTAGACTGTGATACTCGGCACGTTCGTTCCGCCGACAACAAGCCGTCCGTCAAGCGTCCAAGCCTGTGTGTACGGTCCGCCGACACCACTCCTTGAAAAGCCGATACCGTTCTGATTGATTCTGAGCACGTTGTGCGCCGTGGTCGTATCATTCGTGTCAAGGAAAAGGATCTCTTTCCATGATCCATCCGTATTTTTAACTGCGACCACATATCCGTCAGAAGCAGTCAGCCATGCAGTGGCATTGTCTACCGCTTCGCCGATATTGGCGTTGACCTGACTGATTTTTTGGCTTGTCTCTGCAAATTTAGTTGCCGTCAGATTATTCTGATCCGTGATAGCTGCAGCGAGTCCGGATCTGAGTGAACCGATCTCGATTGACTCATACCGCTCGGCCAATACGTCATAGACAGTCTTAACCACTTTCGCCGTGGTATTGATACCATATTTTTCAAAATATACACCTATCACGTCGCAGAGCTTAACACTCTGCATAGGCGCTATATCTTTGTATTCTTCCGTATCTGCGAGATTGATAAAAGATAATTTAATTGATACCTCAGGTACACCGACACCGCTCTGATTGACATAGGCTTGTGCTTTCGCTCGGAGCTGAGCCACTGTTGGAGCTTCTTCAAACGCACTCGAAAAATCATACGGTATCGTCCGCTTAAATGGATACTGTGAAGCCGTAGAGCTTTCGACTACCTTCTCAGGGAGCGTCACAATATTGGCTCCGTCAAGGTCTGACCAATACGGCACGATCCCGGTTATGACGTTAGATATATTCTCTTCCTGGTTGAGATCCGTGATATTTTTTCCGTACCGAAGCGTCACACTCGGAGTCTGCACGCCTCTATATCTATGGAGCTTGACAGTGTAGTTGTCAAACTCATACTCGCCGCCAAATTGGTCTAATACAGATCCTTCTACTCCGCCAAGCCGTGACCGGATCGAAGCCGGTACTGTCTGAGTGTATGATGAAACTGTTGTAACGTCTGTCCAGAACATAAAAGGACAGCTCCCGACCGCATTGCTCTTTAAGCCGGCAAGAGCCGACGCACAAGCAGAGCTGGAAGCCGTTATACTAAAAGGCATAGCCGGAATGAGCGATAATTGATACGAGATATGCTGAGCGTAGACCTTAAACTTTCCATTTATCGGCTTCGTTATCTTATAAACTCTAAAAGGCTGCAATGAGGCGCTATCTGACGGGATAGCACATATAATACTATTCATCCCGATAGAGTCAGCATATTTGCTTGACTGAGCGATTTCCATATCAAGCTCATAAATCCCGTTACGCTCCTCGGTAACTTTACAGCTGATTGCGTCAAGACGTCCTATACCGTTAGACGTAAAAGATGTAGAATTTTCTGCAAAAAGAATAGGCTTCATATAGTCCACCATTTAGGCGTGATTTCGACCTTTGTAAATCCTGTGAATGTAATAGTGTTAAGCCCCGGCTGAAGCTCCGGGAATGCTCCATTACTGAGCGTGATATTGCCGTTACAATTTGTCGTTCCCTTATATGCTTCCATCAGCTCACAATCAAGGTCTGTATATACATTGGCCGCCGATACAACTACGGATACACCGCTGATTGTTATCGTGCCGGTGCCATACACTCGGATCAGAGGCTTAGAAGCGTACAGTGTCGGATTTAACAACTGCTTTCCGGACGTGCATACAATAACCTGCTCCCCGGATTTTAAGAACATCCTCGGATCACAGTCAAAAACTATATCAAAACTTCCGGCTTTATTCCTTGTGGCCATCTTTGGAGCAAGCTGATCATTAAATATCGCCATCCGATAACGATCAGGATGATAACTATCAGCCAACTTTTTATAGCCTCTTCTGGACAGCAGGAAAGCCTTAAACGCTTCATAATTCTGCTTAAAGTCTTTCGTACAAAAGGCCGGATATGTAATTGACACGTTATTAAATCGTCCGTTATCGATATGAAGGTCTCCGTTTCTGCCCGGGACAGATATGCTTTCAATATCACGGCTCGGAGAATCAAACACCCCCGAGCCACTTATATGTACCTTAAAATCTTCGGATGATTTTCCGTCATATGTCAGATATTCATATACTAAGTCCATGCCGCCTCCATTGCCTGGTATCTCGCTGTAATGATTTCGTCTACAGCCTCGGCTATCTCTTCAACATCCTGTCCGGCGTTGGCATTGATCACGATAGTGGTATCTCCAATATTGACACTCGAAGCATTTGAGCTTGTGCCTACGGCCGACTGGATCATCCTAAGAAGCGAGTTCTCGCCGATAACCCACTCTGCACCGGCTTCGCCTCCGGCCATCAGCTTATTGCCATTCATGCCGAATATCGTCGGGCTTGTCATTCGGATACCGTTATTCATAGCCTTGCGATACCAATCAACGCTAATATCCGGCACGCTCGGCGGTTTAAGTGAAAACTCTCCGACTATTGAAAAATGAGGGAGTTTCAGCTTCGGAAAGCTCCATTCAAAATCAAACAAGCCTTTGATGTAATCAATAGCTTTTTTGACTTTCTCTTTGATCTTGTCAAACGTCTCGGTAAAGTTCTTTTTGATCTCGCCTAACTTTGTCGTAACCTTATTGAGCGCTTCAGACAGCTTTCCGCCTGTGATCTCGTCAATCTTGTTAAAGCGGTCTTGCCAGATCTTCTCATAAGCCTGTCCGTATGTTTTAATAACGCCCTCGATACCGCCTCCGTTTTCTTCGACCTTCTTCTTGACAGCATCCCAAGCCGTTGACGTAGCTGTTTTTACTTTATCCCAAGCGCCTGTAACAGACTCCTTGATCCCGTTCCACTTCTCTGAAACCCAGTCTTTCAGCTCTCCGGCTTTTTCTTTGATCGTGTCCCAGTTCTTATATACAAGGATTCCTGCTCCTACGATAGCCGCACCAACTGCGATAAAGGGAGCCGCCGCCGCGAGTATAGGAGCCGCTGCCGCGATCAAACTACCTATAGCCGGAATAGCAGTTCCGGTTATGAATGTAGCTAAACCACCTATAACCGGCATTAATTTCCCAACTACTGATATGATGGATCCAACTCCTGTAATGAGCTTTCCGCCAACTGTGAGTATAGGGCCCACTGCTGCCACTATCATAGCAGCCTTAGCAATACTCTCTCTTTGAGATTGATCTAATGAGTTAAACCAGTCTACAAGATTTTGAATAGAATCCGCTACTTTGGATATTGTCGGTGCAAGTGCTTCTCCGAAAGATTCACGCGCCACATCTGCACTTGATTTCAGCTTTTCAAGTGAACCACCGAAACCACTCATCATGGCATTAGCCATATCGTTAGTGGCATTTGTTGAATTTTCAAGCTCTTTTGATAATGCGGCAACGTCTTCCGGAGCCGTATTGATCAAGGCGAGCCAATTATCCATCTGATTCTTACCAAAGATAGCCGAAGCCGCTGCTATCTGCTCAGATTCAGACAAACCTGTAAACGTATCGTGCAACTCTTTTTGAATCGTTATCGTATCTTTCATAGAGCCGTCAGCGTTTACGATGGAAATACCTAATTTTTTCATCATTTCACGGCCTTGTTTTGCCGGGGCTACTAACCGAGCCAGACCCGTACCCAATGAATTAGCGGCTTCACTCGCCGGGATCGAATTGTTGGCCATAATTCCCATATATAGAGCAGCATCTTCTACATCGTATCCTGCACTTCTAAATACCGTAGCTGCTGAAGCCATACTATCAGACAAACTATTGATATCTAACTGCGTATTATTGCAAGCCGTTGCGAATATATCCGCATAATATTCAGTTTTTGCAAACGAATCACCGAAAGCATTTATCGTTCCAACAAGCCCAGCCGCTACAGTATCAAGATCTCCGCCTTCTCCGGCTGCAAGGTTCATAGCCGGTGCTATTGCCGCAGCCGCTTGCTCTGCGGTCAGACCGGCACGAGCAAAAGATAACATTGCTGTCGCAGCGTCTGACATACCATAGACCGAATTAGCCGCCGCTGTTTTCATTGCCGTATTTAGCAATTCGGCCTCATCCGTGCCGTTAGCCATAGTTGCATTGACAAGCGTCATAGTCTTGTCAACTTCAGCAAAACTATTAACAGCCGTGGTGCCTACTGCGACAAGGGGGAGTGTTACTCTGGTCGAAAGAGTGGTACCTATCCCGGAAACAGTAGATCCGATTGATTTAATCTTTGACCCTACTGTCTCAAATTTCTGTCCAAGTATATCAAGCTGACTCGGAAGGTTTTGAAGATCCTGTTTAAGATTATTTAGTTCCGTCTCAGCCTTATTGAGTGCTTCTTTCCATTTAAGCGTTTTTGTATCAGACTCTCCGAATTTATCCGCCGCCTGTTCGGTCATTTTACGGAGTTCTTCAACCTTTTGAGACTGTACTTCAATCTGTTTTGTAAGGTTTTCAGACTGTTCTTTATTCTTTTTGAAGGCATTTGTGCCTTTATCCATTGAAGAAGACACCTTTTCATACTCCGACTTAAGTGTCTTTGTCTCCTGGATAATATTCTGAATCTGTTTTCTATATTCGGCTTCCCCGTCAATACCAATTTTAGGACCTATATTCGTACTCATAAATCTACCTCAAAGCCATAACCTCATCATAAGTCATGGTTTTTTTATACTCTTTCGGTTCTACTCCGCCGTTATATATTGCCAAACAGTTCATCATATCTCGCATTTCGCCGTAGGGCGTGACCAGGATCTCCGCTTTGGACATCCCAAGTCTACGCCCATAAAAGAGGAACCATGCCAGATTTAAGCGGATTTTTTTGTTTTTACGTTTTTTTTCCCGGTCGGCTTCGGTTCTTCGGTCTCAACCGTGATCTTTTCGCCCGACCAAGCTGTTAGAGCTTCATTGAAGAGCTGACTAAAATCATCCTCATCCAATGAAAGAGCCTCATCAACTGTTATAGGATGAGGCTCGTAATCCGGATCATTAAATTTTTGAGCTTTCTCATATCCTTCACTTAGGATCGAGATAAATGTTGCAGCGGCTTTTTGTGATTTGACATACGCGCCATTAAACATATTTTCTATCTGATCAGCGTCACCATTACATAGTGTGTCAACTATCTCACAATTAGCCTGAATAGTACGTTTAAAGAAAATGTCTCTCCCGTAAACCTTCATAAAACCCTCCAATTATTACGGACCTGTGTAACCCAGCTTTGTTTTTAAAGCCGTCTCAGCCTCTTCCTCGGTGTTATAATCATTGCCGATATACTTCCACGTATGTTTAGCATCTTCGCCGCGCATAATGTTAGCTGTAAGCTGTTCGGTCTGCCAGTCAATCTGATCTTCCTGAGTAGCTGCGTTGCTCTCGATCTGATTAAACTTCGTCTTGACCAGTACAGTCGGCACGAATGTGGTAACGCCGGCAGACATATATCTTGCGATATAGCCGACTCCCACATCGGGAACCTGCTGATCATCGTCATAAGCTGTAAAGCCATCTTCTCCCGCAGTCGGTAATCCCATAAGGTAACGCTCTGCGGTGATAAACAGTCCATCGACCGTAAGAGTCAGAGTACCGCCCGTAAATGTACCGGCATCACTCTCCGCAAGCTGATTGTCTGCATAAAAATTGTTATCATTTCCCGTATCCGGTGAAATCTGCACGTCAACGCCACGCGCTAAGGGCATAGCATCCGAATACGTGATCGTTCCGGCACTGGCCGTATACTTTGCGACCCACGGCTTCGAGAAGCCTGTACAAACTTTTCCGTTTGCCATTTTTAAACCTCCTGATTATTTCATTATCTTACTTGTCTCGCGGTCAATAACTTCCGCCATCCTTCGCTCAGCCGCTTCTCTGGAAGTCTGCACGGCCGGTCCTACAAAGGGATGTTTCTGCGTGTAGCTGTTACCGCTTTCAATAGTTCTCGCTATCATAGCGTTCGGCTGACCTTGCGGATACTTCTTCGACTTAAGAAGGTTATACCCGTCAAAGCCGGCTTTCACGTTTATGTAGCCGTTATCATTTCGGCTTTTCGCAAGTCCAAAAGCCTTTTTTAATCCCGTTTTCTGTATTGCTTTGATACCTTGTAATTTATTCCCGGGAGACGCAAAACCCTCATCCGTTGGGATTCTCTCAATGTTGGCCTTAATTGCATCTGACACAATAGCGGCACCCTCATAGATTGCTTTACCAATAGCCTCTGGAGCCGTTAAACTGAGATTTTGTAACTGATCTATGTAGTTATCTATACCGCTACCGACTGTCAGCTTCATACAACATTAAACTCCCATTCGTAATGAATCAGCTTCGTGTCATCCTCATATTGGACAGATAAAAGAGCCCAGGCAACATTTTGAAGATTGTTGAGGGCTTCTTGAATCTCATCTAATAGCGGATCATACTCTACCTGAGTAAATGCGTCTATCGTCCCGTGAATCTGCTGCTCATGTTTGTAGTTATCAGCCCGAAAGCTGACCGCTTCGCTATCCTCCGCCCATACTACCCAGCTTTTACCGGGATCTTTCGGCCGTGTGTAGTGATAAACCCTACCATTTGCCGACGTGGTATTTAGGGCTTCAGATATTTTTTTTAGATTAGTTTGAAGCGATTTCATATAGTTCATCCAACCTGTATAATGTCAAATCCGTCACTTTCAAGCCGTTCTCATCAAGTATGTGCTGTACGTTATCAATCCTGTACTGATCTCCGTCCGGGTTTTCCTGTCCTTCGTATTCAGTCAGTATCGCGTACATCCCGATCCTGATCTGGTCGGCTCTCCATATCCGGATGAGCATATCAACGCGCTCACCCACGCCCATAGCTTCATATTGACGGTTATATCCGACTGTACGACTTAAAAACTGCCACTCTAAAACCTCGTCGTTATATTCGAGCGGTACGAGTTGCTCTTTTGGCATTTCGCCAGACGGAGCTGTGTTTACCAGTTTATAAGCTCTTACAATTCCATCGTTCATCTTTATGACCTCATCTTTTGAGCAAACAACTCATTATTCAGAGCGTATCGGAGCATATAAGGCATACCCTGAGGATTAAGCGAAGCCGTGCCATATCCTTCAGCGTTCCCCGTGCGTCTGCGATAGAGATACGCTGCATACATGACTATCAGATTTGCGTGATCCACGGTATAGCCATCTTCTGACACATCAAGCGTGATACCTTCCTTCTTTATCTCGGATTTTGATACCGTGATAAGCTGATTCAGATATGTATCATTTATGCTGTTTCTTATTTCGAGGTTTACTTTCAACATTGAAAGAATCGCTTGATCGTTCATCTTTGACCACCTTCTTAGGCTCGTCCATGGTATTAGATGTCGCAACCTCATCCAATACTATGAGCGGAGTTCTCTGCTTGTTGTTATAACCGGACAGCTCCGCAAGCCTCTCCTTTGATACTGTCAGACCATTGCGAGGGAAGGCATCCCCAACTCTGTAGGGATGCCCGTTGTCCTGCAAGTCTGTGAAATAACGTACAACCTTGTGCATTATGCGCCCGGATTAGCTGTGTCTGCTGCAAAAGTCATAGTTGCGTCCGGTGTTACACCGTTCAGACCGATTGCAGCGAAAGCTTCAGCGATAACGGGAGTACCGTCATATCTTGCGGTTCCCTTAAATGCTGTCTGATCCTGGATGAAGAAAGCGTGCTCGCTCTGAGCGAATTTGTTACCAGCTCTCTCGGCGAGGAGATACAACTCGAAGTATCCGCCGATAATCACGTTGTCCGGGATGAAGTCAAGAACTTCAACGATACCGCCAACAACCGGCATTGTACCTTCTACTCCGGATACGATAGCGCCGGCAGCGTTAATGCTGAGTGCTTCGGCCTTCAGAGTAGTGTATGTGGTTTCGTTCATGATCCAAACCTTCTCGCCACGAGCATATTTGCCCTTGATGCTTCCTGAAGCAAGCAGGATAGCCTTAAACAGAGCAAGCCCCGTAGCTGTTGAAGGTACACTAATGATATTAGATGTATGAAGATCCACCCAGGGACGAGCTGTTGCAGGATAATCAGCCGGAGCCTCGGTCTGTACAAGTCTGGACATAACGCCCAAAGGCATCTTATAGTTGGTGGATGTATTGCGTCCGTAAAGGATAGCCTTGTCGAGCGCAAGTCCGATAGCCTGAGCGATAGCTTCAAGGATCAGAGCTGCAAGATTAAGGTCAGAATCTTCAAGAACAGCGTTGCATACCTTGAAATATCCGCCAACCTTAAAGCAATCAACCTCAACATCATTAAAGCTGAGGCTCAGCTCGTTAAGGATAGCGCAGCACTCTGTCCAGATTGCCTCAGGCACAGAGCCCATAATTACCTCGCGGCCGGTGCCGCCTACGGACTGTACATTTACATGACGATACAACTTAGAGTATACGGTCACGTTCTCACGCAGATATCCGATAAATACCTCGGGAATTGTGAGACCTACGTTAGTGAGATCCCTCTTCTCGCTGATATGTGCGCGGATCTCGCCGATCCAAGCCTTTACATCTTCCTTCTCGACGATTGCGTTTCTCTGCGTTGCATCCAGAGCGTTAAATCTGTCTCTGATCTTGCGACCCATTGTAGCCGCATCTCTTACTACGGGCATTTCTTTTACCTCCCTTTTCTCTTCCTTAGGCGTATCAACCTGACGCGCCTGTGCTTCGTCTGTTGCTTCAATCTCTTTGAGCTCGTTTTCAAGTTCACTGATCTCTCTTTCGAGATTTTCCTTTGTCTCGGTATGTTCTGCCTTTTCAGAATCATACTCATCAATGGCAGCCTCCACAGCTTCTCTTTCTTCGTTCGTGGTCGCTTCCTCGATTGACGCTTCTAAATCTGCCTCTCTCTTTTCGAAATCGGCATCTTTAGCGCGTAAAGCATCAAGCTCTTTACGCTTATCATCAATCTTTTTGCGTAACATGATCTGCTTTAACATTTTTTAACCTCTCTTTCGTTCTTTCAATCCATGCGGACCGTTCACGCTCCTTGATCTTTTCAAGGTCGTGTTTTCTGGCTTCAATGGATGTTGCTTCATAAGCCGGGAACACGCAAGGGGATACCTCATAGAGTGGCGATGCCTTTTCTATCGTCCAGTGAACACTCCCGTCCTCATTAACGGTCGTGCTCTCTTTTTCAATGTCAAAGCCAAAGCTGCATCCCTGAATATCACGCCGTGCGATCCGCTCATAAGCGTCCATAGCC